GGTTAGCACATTCATGTTCTCTTCACCTATTGCGTTAGAATAAGATTTATATACTGCAGATTCTTGCGGAAGTATTTGTAAGCACTTTACAATATCCTTACAAACCTTCTTAAATAGAATCATAGAAGCATTGGTGATATTATATATAGCGTTGTTACTGGCTTGCATAGCTTGTTCACGAACTCCTACTAATGCGTCAGCTTTAGGTGTTGTTGCGTCCATAACCTCATTAATGCCAGTAGCATCCCTTATCAATCTTAGGTAATGGTTATATAAACCTATAAGCTCATTAATATTTCTTATGCTATTTCCTATTTCACGAACTGGAGGGTTTTGGAATCCTCCCTCTGGATTCTTACTTCTATAGTAGAACACACCAGTCTGCTCATAAATATCATGCAGGTCTAGTGGTTGTAATTCACCACCTTTACCTAACTGTACGTTTTCTAGTCCTTCAATATCTATAATAAGTCCATCTGGCTTAGCTTTAGCAATAGCTTGTTGTATTTTTAGATGAGTTATCTGAAGCATATCAGCAAAACCTATACAGCTATCAACAAGAGACTTTGGAACCATCTCCATTATATTTACAGCTACAGAGGAATAAGACATCTCCGCTTTTGATATATCATGTATGTTTTTAGGTACGTTCTTTTTGCGCTCGTAGTTAAATAAGTAACCGCATCCCAATACATAACTACCACCATAAACTGTTTCTACATTCATCTGATGAGCAGTTCTGTCATACACAGACCCATGCTTTTCTTTATAATTATATCCTTTATAATAAAAACCAGTATTTCCATACTGATTTTCTTTTTCTTCAAAATGTATACAGTCTACTGCTAAGAATTCAAAGTCTAAAACGTCAACCATATAATCATCATATCCATGATGGGTTGTATTTTTTATGTTATCGTAATAAGAGTAGTTAAGAAGAGAGCTTTCGTTCCCATACCTTCCAGAAACTTTGTTTGCTATCTTTTCGTATTGTTTTTCCGTAAGCTGATCACCAGCTAACCTTTTTAACTCTTGTATAGAAATCCTCTTAACGTGACCAGCATATACAAGATCATTCATTCCTGGATCTTCAGTATAGCTATGAACAAACTTAGACGGATCTACATAATCTGTCTTTATCCCATAATTAGGATCGTTGTCTCTTTTAACAACAGCCATTCCACACGTAACAAGATCATTTACACATCGACGAAGAATGTTATCATTAAAATCATTCCACTCTAAAGTCATCATAGCCCCAACTTGTGCTGCAACTTCAGCATCTGTTTTAATATTTGTGCCCATGAAGATTTCAGCCTCCTCTAATGTGTCTGGTATTTGCTCAGGATCTTCAGCTATAACCATACCAGTCTTCTCCTTTAGCTTCATTAGCTCTGGCTTAGCCATTATTGAGGCCTCGATATTCTTTTTCTCTAAATCTTTCTCAGAAGAAGATATAGGATCTATAGCTTCTACATTAGGTTGAGGGTTTCTAGAAAGGATATTATTTACTACAATTTTTACAAACTTCGGCAGTATCGGTACTGGAGTGTAGTCTAGATTAAGTAAAGTTCCGTTATTACCATTAGGGTCTAAAGAAGTTAATAGCTTCTTGTATGGAGTTGTGTCTTGAGTTCCATTTGCATATTTTCTACTTCTGGCAAATGTCTCTTTTTTAGTCTTTAGTGAAGAATAAGTATCTGTTCCACTACCCCATTGGTTTTCAATAGCTTTTGCGTATTGAAGGCCGTACTCTTGCATAGCCTTTTCATCTGCGTGAGCTAAAGGATCTGGAAAACCTTTTGATTTTTTGCTCGGATTGTTGCTGCTATACATTATTTTATATATAATCTCATTTTTGCAAATATACTAAACGTATGGTTATCATTAATAAACCTTGAATCGTCTAAAGAATTTTTTATCATTAAAATCGGCGGGTTTTCTTTTAGGTCTCCCTTTCTGTGCAGCCAATAAAGCCAACCCAGAACTAATAGTAAGGTCAAACTTTGTTCTATTATTAATTTGATACCCAATCCAATCTTCTAATGTACGATTAAAATACATCTTGCCAAACTCCCCCGTATCATAGTTTATACCAACATAATTATGAATATACGCCTCTATTGCATGCGCATGAGCCTGTATAACGTCTTGAGAGTTAGACGGTATACCCTTTGTTTTAGATTTCACTACCGAAGAATTAGCAGCAAGAAGATGTTTTGGTCTATCCATTAGGTAGCCATCATAACCTCTTGATTCAAAGTATCTTGCGATACCGTACTTATTGTTTTCAATTAAGATAGGGTAACCGTAAAATACAGCAGCCATAAGTACATCTTCATAAAAGATTTTAGCTAACGGTGGACGAGAGGCATACTCTAGAACAAACGTATTAGACGGATGTTCCATATTGAACTTGTTGTATAAGTGCAAGGCTCCTTTTGAGCCTCTACCATCTACCGTTTCATCAAGATCATATGAGTCAACGCCACCACATCCTATATGGGGATTAGGCGGTACTTTTTTACCTCTGTTTAATGCTGACTTATTTCTAACGTCTTCTGGAGGTAGCCAAGATATTCTAAACCTTCCATTTGGATCTGGAGAAAAAACAACCTCAGTATCCCTTTCTCCGTCCTTCCAGTTAAGGTTTCCTATAACGACTGGATTAGGAAACAACTCATCATTAAACTGAATTTGTTCGTATATCTTACCAACATTAAATAAGCTTCCTTCAATACTATCTCTAAAAGCTTCGTCTTCTGTAAAAGGAAACTGTCTAATAACCTCATTTAATTCAGAGGCGTCATGCTTTAAACTATCTCTTTCGTTTTTAAGATATTGCCTTGATCCCTTGTTAACGTCTTCTCCATCAATACCAGGAATAGACTCATCTGGATTTTCAATAACTGGATTACCGTAAAGATCAAAAAACCCTTCAAGCGATTCGTCAGCTGGAATAAACAACCTGTAAAGGCCAGTTAGAGTTCTACCGTTTGCGTTTCTTTCGCTTGGATTCGAATCCTTCCATAGATCCTTGTATTCTTTCCCACCCTTGTCCATTGGGTTCACGGTGCTTCCGACCAGCGCTTTTCCGACTATTTTTCTTCCGACGATCAAACAAGTCCTCTGAATCCTCCAAGCGTCTCTTATGTCTGTAGGTTTTTCCCATTTTCCTGCCTCATCTAGATACAATATGTGTAGCTTCTCACCATCGTATGCATTGTTAGTTGTGTTTTTCCAATTAATAACTGTATTAAGCGCTTCACCTGTTTGTGATGTTTTATTCTTTTTAGTGATTCGCTTTGACGGCTCCCTAAAAGCTAACTCCATACGTGGATTAGTTGTACCGTCTTGTATAGGTTTAAAGAAGAATGGATAGTGTCTAAACATATAGACCACCTTCTTCATAAAAATATTTTCTTGAGCATCTTTACCAGTTTTCGACTGTATACCCATAAGCTTGTCTTTGACTTGGGTTGCCTCGTCAACAAGTACTGCAGAGCATATATTAGTATACCCAGAACGACGGCACTTAGTATAAAGCTGACCAATGCAACGTGGATCAGTTTCGCATGCAGCCATGTGTAGAAAGATTTCACGTTGAAAGTTAAGAAAATACGGATAGCCAATATCTAGCTTGGTCCATTGAAGCATCATGTAATGCCGCCCCGTAATATATGTAGCTGTACCGTTGTTATAAAACCAAAAACCCTCACGCCTACGCCTAAACTCTTCCTCGATATATGGACGAAACCTCTCTCTGAACTCCCTTGGCATTTCCGCCCACTCATCCATAGATTTAATACGAGACAATTCCTGCGGCATAGATACCCTTCTCCACATTTGCATAGAGTCTGATTCTTTATATCCGAAAATTTCCTTCTTCGGCGGCCTTTTTGGAAGGCAAATGAGTAACCCACCGAGTTCGATAAGCTCACCTTGCGTACCGTTGGGACAAATCTTGATAGCAGGCTCATCATATTCTTCTAAATTTAATAATATAGACATTAATAACTGCTACCATTACTATCCATCCTCCCAAGAGACGGCATGCCTTTTTTAGGGTTAGATAACTTCATATATTTTTTACATGGACATTTAACGTCATGTGTAGCCTTTCCGTCAATTATCCTAATAACGGCATTAGAGCACTCTACTTCATGCTCCCCACAATCACATTTATACTTTGACATCATTAATTGTGCTTATGGTGATAAGGTGCAAGATAATTAGGGGCCTTTCCATTACAGCACCATTCCGCGCCACCGTCCCATGGATCAATACACCAGCATTGATTGTAATCGTTCTTTTGAGATCTGTAGTGCTGCTTTACTGAAGAGCACGATGTAAGCGCTACTGCTAGCGCTATAATTATTAAATGTTTCATTTTATTAAAATTAATTTTATCTTAAATCTTGTCTTGCGTCTTCTCTAGTAAATGCTTTACGACCAATATTTGCTTTAATGGCATCCATGATAATTTCTTTTTGCTCATCCGTCCAAGATGTGTCACCCATAAATCTACGAAGATGATGCATATTTGTAGACTCAGAACCTTTTGCTTGTTTAAGCGTCTTAAACACCTCATCGAAGGTTTTATTAGATAAATCAAGACCTTGGCTTTCTGCAGAAGAAAGTCCAGACTTAATGATTGCATCAAACTCTACGTCTTGTGCTTTTTTCCCCGCCATGTAATCTCCCATACCAGTTTTTATTTCATCTCCTTCTCTACCTTGTTCAGTCTGCCGTTTTATAAATTTATCATCAAGAGCAGTACCTTCTTTTCTAATAGACTTGTATAGTTTTTTAAATGCCTTTCTAGAGTCTTTGTCTTGAATTCTACCAGCTCTTTCAACCCCAAGAGAACTTGCAAGTCTTTGTAAAGGACCCATATGAGTACTGTGAATCAACTCATGGTCTTCAACGCTTTCGTCGCCACTTTTACTTGCAGGGTTCATATATACATCTCCAGTACTAGGCATAAAGTATCCAGCATCACTATGTTTGCCAGCCAAATAATCTAATATTTCCCAATTAGGCATATTCGTAATATCAGTTCTACCCAGCCTTCTTTTAGCTCTTCTGTCTACTCTTTCGTCTTGTCTTTCTTGTCTGTCTTGCTGTCTTAAACCTTTTTTATAATCTCTAAATTGCCACCTTTTATAATTTTTGTATTGACGTGGAGTTATTTCCTCTCCTCCCCACGGATCTATTATTTTACCCTCTTCATTCATCCACGGATTTTCTTCCTCTTTTAAGTAAAAATCTTTAGCTGCTTTTATTTTTTCTCTTCTGTCTCTCATACGGTCACCGAGCTGCCTGAAAAAACCCCCATCTTGATATCTCTTTTTTGTTTTCATCTGCTTCTCCTTACTTTAGGTCTGTTGTTAGCTCTGTTTTTTGATTGAGATTGTAATCTTGTATTACCGCCTTTACCGTAGTGAGCTTCATCCATACCATCTCCATTACCGTAGTTTCCTTTTCTTCTGTTTATTTTATTTAAACGAGCTCGGTACTTTTTGGCTTTACCTCCAGCACCGTATTTTCTATATTCTTTTTTATAGTTTCTTTTTTTAACTCGCATAACGCAAAGTTACTTAGAAAACCTTTCCGCAAATCCACCCGAATAATCCTTAGCATCTCCTATTTCCCCGCTTGTTTTAAGATCTTTAATCATCTGCTCTAAACGCTGCCTTTCAACTATAAGTTCCTTACAATCAGTTGCTGTTTGTTTAATAGATTGAAGCTCAGCCTTTCTAGCGCTACCATTTATTTCAGGATCTACAGGCTTCTTAATCTCGTCAATCATATTATCTATAGCAACTTCCATACTACTCATAAGTCTTTTAGCAGCATTTATTGTGGTAAATTTATTCTTCGACGACATATAAAAAATCTTCTGCTCTGGTTCTGTAATATTCTGTGCCATCCACCATGAGGCGGTAGTCTCTATTTCTGCCTATACCAACAACATCCCCTGATTTAACTCCTAGCTCATCGCACATTTTAGATGCGTAAACAATCCTACCTTGAGTAGGGTTTTCTTTTTTATGCTCTACAATCTCAATAAGATCAGATTTTAGGCCTAGGTTCTCTTCTACAGGTTCAAGAAGACACCAATTTGAAAGCGGTTCTATTTTACCTGTGTCTTTGCATTTATACGCAAAGGCTTGCGAATTCATAG